GAAAACATAATCAATATTTGTTCTCAGTGTGGGCGGAATACCTAAGGGATATTGCATAGTTATCACCAACATTACCTTCCAATGTCTTCCGTTCATAAAAAGCAAACGCATTAATTTATCTCGCGACCATGTATTGTCATAGAGACAATCATCTAAAATAACAAAAGCTCTTGGATCAATATTACTGCGTTTATATGTCTCCATTTCCTTTTTAATTTGTTTAAGAACGGTTCTCTGTCGTTTTAGAATATTTTCAATGATAGCCGAATTATACTCGTTGTGAACGAATAACTTGGGCACCATTTTTGCGTAAAAACCGTTACCCTCCTCCGTGCCCGAAATTACTGTTCCAATTGGAATATCCTGCTGATAATATAATAAATCTCTGACCAAGAAAGATTTTCCAGTGTCTCTTTTACCAATCAAAACAACAACCGGACCCTTATTTTCATTTGGCTTAAAGCTGATATTTTTCATATCAAATTTTTTTAATTCTAATGTCATTTTAATAACCTGATAAAATAAATATATTATGCTAAACGAATTTAACAGAACGAGAGCACCTCAACAATTACATAATTACTAGAAGATGCCGATATAACGAACAAAAAGTGTTTTAGACATACAATGAGTTAAAAACACATATAATTTATATATTAATTAGCTAAAGTATGTTGATTAATTATCAAAAACGAAAGAACCTCGAACTTTTTAATAGTTTAGCAAAACCAAACTCTTTATTTATGTCAGAAATGCAAAATTATATACCAATTTATACGCGATTTTTTTCATTGAACGATACCAATTATAACGGCATAAACTTGAATCATGAATGGTATCTTTCCGACGCGAATAAGTTTGAAAATGACAATAATATATACAAGTGCAAAGTTAAGAACACAAATAACAATAAACAAAAGGAAGTAATGGGTTTTTTTAAAATGGCGCCCTTATTGGATCCATATAAATATTTGATAGGTAAATATAATGTCAATGATGAAAATTTGTTTGTATTGCCTCAATTAACATCAAGCGATTTAGACTGTAACGCAAAATTTGTAGACCCAAACAATTCAGCATATGTCGATGGTTTTTTTACCTTCTTGACAAGCGGATTGAAGCAAACCCATAAATTTTCACATGGAATTGATTACTACGGTTCCTTTTTAGGAATTAAGAATGATTTCATGTTTAATGTATATGACGACATTGATTATTTAAACAATTCCGATTTCTTTAATAAGAACAAAAACCTCATATTTAAAATTGACGATTATGACCATTTGATCCAAAATGAAAATCCGGTTTTAAAACCAATCAAGATACATACTACAAGCGCCATGTCGCAATTATCCGCAAAATCCTTCAACAATGAAATTTTTGATAATGTGTTTGAAGAAAATACGATCGGCCTGGATAATTTAAAAGAAAATGATATTATTAATTTGTCTGATCTGACTGATTTAGTTGATCTGACTGATTCTGATATGCTTGACAACAAAAGCACTGATCGAGTGTCACTAAAATCAAACTCAACATGCTCGTCAAGATCGTCATATACAAATGATAGTACTGATGGAGCTGTCGAAGACGAAGATGTTGTAGAGGTATGTCAAGATGGTGTAAAAAATAATGATGCTAATAGCGACTGCGAAGAGCAGGTAGAAAATAATAGCGATGATAGCGGTGAATGGGAAGACGACGACTCTGATGATGAAGAGGAAGAGAGAATTAACGCAACTATTCCGAAATTTCCCGTTCAGGTTATAAGTATGGAGTGTTGTGAAAATACATTCGACGATTTAATTCTAAAGAACGTCGAACTAAGCAACGAGGAATGGTTTTCTGCGCTTATGCAAATAATTATGATTTTAATTACGTATCAAAAGGCATTTAATCTAACGCACAACGACCTACACACGAATAATGTTATGTATAATCATACCAATAAAAAATTCATTTATTACTGCTACAAAAAGAAGTACTATAAGGTGCCAACATTTGGTCGCTTGTTTAAAATTATTGATTTTGGAAGAAGTATATACAAGTTTAACGGTAAATTGTTCTGCAGTGACAGTTTCCAAACTGGCGGCGACGCGGCAACTCAGTATAATACAGAACCTTATTTGAATGAAAAGAAGCCGAGATTGGAACCAAACTACAGTTTCGATTTATGCCGCCTAGCCTGTTCTATATTTGATTACGTGGTTGAGGACACTGAAGAAATTAACAAATTGTCCAAGTGCGCAGACCCAGTTAAACGATTGATCGTCGAGTGGTGTTTAGATGATAAGGGTATAAACATGTTGTATAAAAACAATGGCACTGACCGCTACCCTGATTTTAAATTGTATAAAATGATTGCCAGATGTGTTCATAACCACACACCTCAAGCTCAATTAGAAAGGCCAGAATTCAATGCGTTTTCCGATTTTAAGGGCGCTGTCCCCGATGATGTAATAGACATTGACAGTATTCCGTCATATGTATAAGAATTTAGCATTTTATAAGTGAACATTTCGTTTTTGTTCATAATACAATAATATTATTGTATATTATGAACTCATTTGGATTTATAATAACAAGACACGTTAACTCTGAAAAGTCAAATAAATATTGGAATCGGTGCGTTAAGTTATTACGGACGTTTTATCCACATAGGCAAATTGTTATTATTGACGACAACAGTAATTATGCTTTTGTAAAATCAGACGCAGATTATAGAAACCTAACTATAATACAGTCTGAATTCCACGGAAGAGGAGAACTGCTGCCATACTATTATTATATTAAAAATAAGTTTTTTGAAAATGCGGTGATTATGCACGACAGTCTTTTTTTACATAAAAGAGTCCCATTTGAAGCATTCAATGGCAGGTCAGTTTTGCCATTGTGGTTTTTTAACCCAGATAAAGAAGATATTAATAATTCTATAAGAATTACAGAGGGTCTACGCAATGCGCAACATGTCCAAGAGTCCCTTAAACTAACCGAGTTGACAGTATTCGGGTTGAATCACAATAAATGGTCCGGTTGTTTTGGTTGCCAGGCCTATATAAATCACGGCTTCTTGTTACAGATAGAAAACAAATATCGCATTACATCTATGTTAGACACGATTAAAATCCGGAGGGATAGATGCTGCTTAGAGAGAATATTGGGGTGTATATTTTCTAAAGAAAACCCAGGTTTGGTAAATAAAAAGGGAGCATTTGGGAACATAATGGATGTATATAAGAGTTATGAATACACTTTTGATCATTATATGACTGACTTAAAAAAAGGCACTCTACCAGCATATGTTATAAAAGTTTGGACTGGCAGGTAAATTATATTATACAATAATTCGTTATCGTATAATGTTGTAGAATGTCGTATTCAGGTTTATGGATATAAACTGACAATAACAGACCTTATGAGCTCCGGGTCTGTAACCTTTAATTTTAAGAGGCGCGGCTCCATTGTTTCCTTTTCTGCTGCGACTTGTTTGCCGCGTTGTCTCTGTAACCCCTTATTCAATGGTAAAATAGCACGTTTAAATTTTTCTAAAAATCTTTCGCAGTCAGGAATAGTGGTTGTTTTATACTCTGGGTCAGTTATTGGTTTGTGTTGAGTCAGCAAATTTTTAAGTTCCATGTACTTGGCGTAATAGTAAACCTTTTCATCCAATAATGCGCCCAAATTTGGACATCTAAATAATACCTTTGTATTTAATTCGGAAATAAAAAAGGAATAATCAGTTGCTGTATCAAAGTGCTTCATTACATCTTCAGGCACCTTCTTAAAATCAACGTCTGAGAACTGTCTAAAATCATCTATCATCATATTTTTTCTATGGTCGTATTTTTTTGACTCCTTAACATAACTTAGCTTGAAAATGAATGGGTTCGCCCGTATATTCGCCGGATTTGGTGGAAGAACGGATATGTTGTATTTTGTTTCTGGAGATTGTAAAAACCATTTTATTAGATAAGATATGTGTCCTGCTAAATTCTTTACATTATTCTCGACGTATGGAATATCCGCATTGGGTATGATTAAAACGTCGATATCCTCTGTTTTGTACTCACCCATTTCTGCTATTCCTTTTAACACTAGCTGAACTGCCTTTCCCCCTTTAAATAATACTTTGTAGTCCTGCCCTATCATTTTATACGACACAATTCCAAAAACAAGTAAAGAAGCACATAGTAATATATTAAAATGAGAGAAATCAATATCTTGATCAGACATGAGTGTCCCATAAACTTCATATGGGTCGTTTTTTGTCTGCGTATAATAAGTTGGTATGATCGTTTTAATAATCCCGCACACGCTCCATAGTTGTGTGGCTTCTCTCGTTTGTTTATCAATCATTATTTCGTTATCCTTGCTCAACATTACACGCAGTGCTTGACGTAATATAGTCATTTCATTCTCGTTAAAAATTGGTTTCCAAAACTCGGGTTCTATATCAGCAGCATATCCTGTTTCGGGTAGCTCAGTTGGGATTGCCAATTTTACAAGAGGAATTGGCCGTTGTGGTGCGTGAATTTCTTCGATTTCTTTGATTGCTTCCTCTATATGAGCATCATCTACAGTGGGTTCCTCTATGCGTGGTTCCTCTAATGACATAGGAACAATAGGAATAGGTTTCGCATCGGCTTCCCATTTCTTCTTAAGCGCAACCAAGGCCTCCTTCTGTTCAGGGGTTAGTACTGATATGTCTGCGCCATTATCTAATAAGAAATCAACCAATTCTTTATCTTGTATTTTAACCGCACTTGACAATGCGGATGTTTTATTGGTGTAATCGGTGAGATTGATATTCCCTTTTTTGTTTATAAAAAAGGTTGCTATCTGCCTTTTAATATCGGAATCATCTATATTCTCAAAAATAACAACTAGTAACGGAGCAAATGCTATTATTCCCGGGGAATTTCGTTTATAAACCGGAACCATATTATGTGTGAGTGGGATTAATGTGTTTATTCCTAATGGGGTCTTTTTTATTAATCTTTTAAATGCTGCTACCCCCTCGTTCGGGTCCTTTTTTAGGATTTCAAACGCTTTCATAAATTCTGCTCTAAACGCGTTCTTAAAATTCATCTCCTCTCTTGTGAAAATCTCTCCTCCCGACATTTTTCGTTTCCTCGTTTTTATCGCAGTCCTACTTCTCGTAGCACGCCCTCTTTTTCCACGTGTCTTATGTTTGATATTTTTTCTTGTATGTTTCCGTATAAATTTTTTTGTATTTATTTTCATTATATAATAGTATAATAAAAATACTTTTTCGTCTAAAAGCCAGGGTTATCGGTAAAGATTGGTGTTACACTTGACCCCCCATGCGTTACTGGTTCAATTTGGTTCAATATAAAATGCCCTGAAACGACGCTAAAATATACCACAAGAGCATCTCGAATTAATAGTTTGAGTGGTTTGCTCTCTCTTTCAATAAATCTCATTTCAATAAATTTCGCAATCAAGAATACTACCGAGATGACTGCCGCAATAATAAATATATTACTCATTTAAAATACTAAAGCAGATTCTAAATTACGTTTTTACGCAATTAATCCAAAATTTCAATTTCATCAATCAACAAATCGGGCAACAAGTCAATCGACGGTTCTTCAATATTATGAATATCTAAAGCATCTAGATTAAATGGCTGAGTAGAGATTTGTAATTTGGGGGAATCATCATCATCCTCATCTTCATCTTGTTTCCTCTGTTGTGCTCTAACACTACTGATTTCTTCTAGACGTGAAATATTCTTGGGTGCGTTAACATTTGATACAGCTCCGTCCTGAGATTGTACATAATCAATATCATTAAAACTCAAACGACTCGACGGGGCAGGTTGCTGCTCAACCACTGCCTCAACATTTGGTGCCTTACCAGCTACCACCTCCTTTATAGGTTCGTCGATTATTTGTTCATTTACTTCCTCAATTACATCCTCTTCAACACTTTCATCCATATAAGCCTTCAGGATTGCCTCAACCGGGATACTCTCTCTTAATGTATTTAATATACATTCTTGCACAATAATCTCTAGCTCTCTGTGATTTTTTTGAATCTGTAAAGGAGGCAAATTTACCTCGAACAAATAAACATTCTTGTAAACCTTTCTGGCCACGTTGATATATGTTTTATGTAAAAATTCGTCTAGCTTTGGAATATTAATATCAATCTTTTTCTGCTTTTGTCCAACCCGCATAGCAGTTAAAATTTTTAGCTGGATAATATGAACACATGTAATAAGTTCCTCTAAATAAGAGCATCCCGACTTTTCACAAATTCGTTTTCTCTCCGTCTCAATAATTTGTGCGTTCCATTTGGGTATTCTGGATATCAGGTTCTGAAAGGTCATTAAATATTTGTTCGTCTCGCCGTTATCCTTACACAACTTTAAAGATTCGTCTAAAATAGATTTATATCCGTCAATGATTAAAGGTGTCAAAATTGTTACTAAACGAGATCCCCATTCGTTTTTCGATTCGTGAAGAGCGCTTCCATTGAAATCATCCATTTACATAAAACTTATATTTTCTAAAGCCAGTTCTGAACTTAAAAAAATGAAATTCAATATAAACAACATTAACAGTTTCTCATTTCTAAATTCGGTTCTCACACGATTAAAGCAGACAAGATATTCATATCTTTTTTCATCGCTCAATACATCGTCCATAAATTTCGGGTTTTCTATTAAATTTATAATGTCTAAACCGCTATATGCCTTTTCATACAATTTCACACATAACAATATCATATCTTCGGGCTGCGCCTTCTTGTTTACATACTTTAATAGTTCCTTTTCTAAAAAATCAATACGTCGCGACTTTACAGGTTTCAATTTAAACAGCTCATTAAGATTATACTGATATAAATTTATAGCCTTGCCATTTATGACTGGTGATGGAACATATATTTCACAAAATCTGGATAAGATGGGTTTCATCAAGTTATATTTATCTTCGGCTACAATAAAGAATCGGGTGTTATGACTAAACAACTCAATACATCTACGCAGAGCCGACTGAGCATCCATTGTTAATTTATCGGCATTCAACAGAACAATACTTTTAAACACATTACCGCCATTTGAATTTATATGTGTTTTTGCGAAAAACTTCAACTCGTCACGAATAAATTTGATACCCTTTCCATGCGAACAATTTACATACATTACAAATGCCTTTATTTTATCCTTGTCACCGTCATAAATTTTCGATATAAATTCATTTACAATAGTTCGTTTTCCACTACCAGTCGCACCGTGAAAAAGCAAATTCGGGATTTTATGGCTCTCATAAAAAAAACCCAACTTATCTTTTATATTTTGATGGATTTGTAAGGACATTCTGACTTATTATATTTTGCGACGTGTTTTTATATTTTAATAGAACGTAAATGATAAAATATAAAATTGTTATTTGAGAGGAGATTATAC